AAGCTCACCCCGATAGAGTTCGAACTGCTCCACACACCAGTCGCAACCGCGGCCTGATATTCACACCCCGCGAGTCAACTGAACTCGTGGCAGTCCCATACGGCACATGGACGCGAACCCGTGCCAGTTGTGCGTCTGGTGGTGGCGTGAGGGCCGGGTGTGGCCTAAGGCGCATCCGATGCCAACGCATAAGGGCTGTAACTGTCAGCCGAAAGTTGTTCTGAGAGAACACATTCAATCCACGGGTTATACCCGGCAGATATCCAAGAGAGCGTGATACATGAGTGAAGTAACGCAGCCTGACGCTGCTGAAACCACCGAAATCGACGACGAGCACCAGGACGACGGCAAGCCGTTTGACCGCGAGTACGTGGAGAAGCTGCGCAAAGAATCGCAGGGCTACCGCGAGCGCGCTAAGACGGCAGAGGCCCGCGTGACCGAGCTGGACGACGCCGCCGCCCGCGCCGACAAATACGCACGGGAACTGTTCACGGCACGCGTGACGGCTACGGGCCGGTTGGCTGATCCGACCGACCTACCGTTTAGCGCCGAGCTGCTGGACGACCCCGAGGCGCTAACCGCTGCGATTGACGCGCTTACCGAGGCTAAGCCGCACCTTGCGAGCCGTAAACCGGCGTGGGGGAACGTCGGGGCCGGTCAACGTGGGACCAGTCCGGGGCCGGTTGACCTGTTCGGGCGGGCACGGGAACGCCTATGAGAGTCACGGAGACGCTGACCGTCTACCGGGGCGACACGGACAAGTACGGCAACCCGAACAAACAGGACCACGGCACGGTGCAGGGTGTTTTCGCATGGGGGACGACGCAGCCAACTACCCCGGTCGGTGGGCGTGGCGAGGATGTCCGCACCGGGGCCGAACTGTGGACCCCTAAGGGCACAGACCTTAGGGCCAAGGACCGGGTTAAGCGCGCTAACGGCGACACCTACCGCGTCGTGGGCCGGGCACAGTGGGACCAGTTGCACCCGAGTACCGGGCGTGACTTCCGTTGGATTGCTTACCAATTGGAGTCCATGTGACTCACGCGCTACAGGACATTGAGACACGCCGGTTACCCGCTTCCGCGCTGTTCAGTCCGGGGCTGGCTGGCCTGCTACAGAGCTGCGGCGACGAGCTGGTGGCCCTGTACCGGGCCGGGGTCGCTAAGCGGACGGGGCGGCTGGCCGCATCGGCTACCGCGCACGTCACCGTGGGCGGACACAAACGCGACCGGCTTATCGGCAAGGTGACGGTTGGTGGCGAACTCGAATACGGGGCATTGCACGAGTTCGGCGCTAAAAGCAATGCCGAGCGGCACGCTTACCGCGAATTAGCCGAGGCGGTCGCTATTTGGAAGGGTGCCCGACGCACCTAAAACGCGCCTGACGCGCACAGAGTCATAACTAAATACACAATTTAATAGAGGACAACTTAAAATGAGTGAGACTACTGCGGCTAATGCCGCCTTTATTCAGTCTGAAATTCAGTCAATTCTGGTTCAGCCGCTCGAAGCGGCGTCCATCGTGCTGGCTGCTGGACCCAAGGTGATCGACAGCGCCGCGCCTATCCGTATCCCGGTTATCTCGGGCGGGCCGTCTGGCGTGGGCTACGTGGCCGAGGGCGAAGCTATCCCATTGGGCGACATCACGACGACGCAGATCACTGCTATGCCAACGACTTTGGCCGGTGTTAAGGACATCGTCAAGGTGACCGAGGAACTGATTCGCGCCAGCACTGTCGAGGTGTCGCAGGTGTTCCAGCAGCGCGTTGCGCTCGTGGTCGCCAGCAAGGTCGATACCGAGCTGCTGCTAGGTGACGGCACGACCGGGCACGTGCGCGGCCTGTTCAATACGACCGGTGCAGCTACGTCAGAATTGGACGTTACCGACATTGATTCGCTGCTGACCGCTATTGACGTTGCTTACGCCAATGAGATTAAGCCGACGCATTGGTTTGTTAACGGTTCCGATTTTATTAAGCTGCGTAAGCTTAAGGACACTACGGGCCGGTATTTGATCGAGTCGGACGTTACTCAGGACGTTACTTATCGTCTGCATGGCGTCCCGGTAATCGCCAGCAATAAGGTTCCTGCCGGTAAGGCGCTGCTGGTCGACATGGGCCAGGTGATTGTGGTTCGCGATATCGCGCCGTCGATCCAGATTCTTACCGAGCTGTATGCCGGTACCGGTGAAGTCGGTATCAAGGTGCAGGCCCGCTACGACCTGACGGTTACGCATCCGCAGGCTGTCACGGTCCTGACTGCCACGCCGTAAGCATGGCAACGGCTACAGGTGCCGACGTGGCCGCACTCCTAGAGGGTGCGGCCACCGAGGACATAGGAACACGCGCTCTGGCGGCTGTCACGCTTATGGCGCGGGCATACACACGTGGTGAGGGCTTCACCGACGACGAACCTAACGACGAGATTGCAGCCGCGATCCTGACAGCATCATGCCGTCTGGCCCGCAATCCGGGCGGGCTGGCCACGTCCGAGACGATGGGGCCGTTCAGCTTTGACGTTCGGGGCGGGTTTAGCGGCTTCACGCTGGCTGAGCTGGCCGTGCTGGACCAATACCGGGTGCACGCGCTGTGAGCCTGGTATTGCCTGACTGGTATCAGGCCAACTTCGTTAATCAGGAAAACCTGATGATTGACATGTTCGGCAAGGTTCTGCCGGGCGTCGAGTCGGGTTGTTGGACGCCTGATGACTGGCTGGACCAGCAGGCACCGGACCCGCAACTGTGGTTTTTCCGCGTGCCTGGTGGCCGCGTCGACTACCAGCAGAACTACGACGAGGGCCTAATGCAGGTGCTTGCCGTCACCGGGTCACGCGATGACTCATGGCAAGTCATGTCGGTTGTCCGGTCGGTGCTGCTACCGATGCAGGGCGACAAGTTCACGATGGCGGACGGCTTCACCGCGCAGATTCACAGCGCCGAAGAGGTCGCGGGGCCGCAGACTTTGACGCCAGCCCAGCAGATCGACACCCGCGTGGTGTCGGCCACCTTCAAGGTTCGGGTTGGGTTGCGTTCACGCGAGCGCTACAGGGACAGGGTTCGCGCACTCTAAGGCCCGGCCCCGGTAAGTAACGACCGGGGCCGTTACCGCCTTAGCGTGCTAAGTCGTCTATCCGGTCAGCGAAGTTCAAAAGCTCAGCGGCCACCATTCGGGCCTGCGCGGCGGTAAACCAGCCGGAACCGTCCAGCTCCACGAACGGGCCGTCTACGCGTCCTGTGGCGTCCTGCTGGCCCTGTAACTGCATGGCTATCCGGTTGCCCCGGTCTACGCCTGCGACGACCCATTCAGGGCCGTAGGTGATGTGGCGGCGGTAGTCGTCGGGGTGGTCCCAGCATTCCCATTCGCCTGCTGTGGCGTCGTCGGGTGCTGGCACGTATGAGCTTGTGGTCACGGAGACGGACAGTACGGCGTGTACATGCCGTGTATCGGGCGGGTGTCGGTTTGGATGTTTGCTGACTTACGGCCCGGTACGACGTGGGTACGCACAGCATGGTTTTCATCGGCAATTGACCGCCGTCAATCATCACGAACGCCGCAACGCAAAAGTAGCCACTATCAGCACATATATGCCCGGATGGCCGTCAACCATAGTCAACCACCATCCGGGCCAATCGAGCGAGTGACGGGATTCGAACCCGTGTGAACGGCTTTGCAGGCCGGTGCCTAGCCACTCAGCCACACCCGCACTGATGACCACAGTGCCAGTGCGTCCGCCTGCCGCCCAGGGTTGAGATCGCGGTGATTGCTACCCCTCGCAGCAATCCCCCACCGGCCGACCCACCGCCGGGCCACCCTGCGGCCAGCCGACCGGTGAGTCCTCCCACGGCTCCTGACGGCCGTACGGGGTCAGATCCAGGAACGGATAGCCGACCGCCGAATGGTCGAGCCCGCGCGCGTATGCCGAATACGTATGGAACACCTCGTCGCCGCGGCGCAGGAAAACGCTGGCGGCAGGCCAGTCTCCGCGCAGGTCGTCATCGGTCCAGCCGTCGGCGGGCAGTTCATCGAGCGACTTGTAGTTGTATTCGATCGGCGCTCGCGCCGGGTCGAGTGTCACGTG